CCAGAGTGCCTTCACCAGACGCGCCAAGAGTTACGTCAGCAGTTACAACACCAGTCCATGCTATGTTGGTGCCTGTAGCACTGACCATTGCCTGACGTGTTGACTGGTTCAGACGGTTGACGTTAGCAATCGTGACCAGCTCGCCTGCCTTCACAACCATGTTAGCTTGGAACGCAGTGACCGCAAGTGATTGGGTCATTGTGTCCTTTGCAGTGACGTAGGTTGCATCAGGTGCAGCACTCAGAGTACCAGCACGGTCTGCGCCAGAACTTGAAGTGAAGCTCGCCAGAGTAGTTGCGCTCAGAGCACGAAGGCCACCGAAGTTGGTGCTAATCTGGGCATTTTCCCACGCTGTACGAATCAGGCTGTCAACAGAGTTGAGACCTGACTGTGCAGAGGCCAGTGCCGCTGTGGTAAACGGGTTCATCAGGTAGTAACGCTCGCTCGCCGGGTTGATACCGATTGCGTCCATGAACGCACCAGCGCCTGCAACGTCAGACCAAGCATCTACTGCCGTGCCGTGAGTACCATAACGCAGTGAAGAGTTCTTCAGCATGAAGGATGCGAAGTCCAGTTCAAGGTCAGTGACGATACGACGAGCCATCGGAGCCAGAATGTCTTCGAGTTGGTCGAGTTGCAGAGCTTCTTCCACGTTGCCCCAGTCTGTCGCTGCTGTGAAGTAATTCTGGACTGTACCAGTTGCCTTACCAGCAATGATTGAAGACTTGGTTGAGGAGGAGATATCACCGCCGGAGGTGCGGATGGTGTTGTAGTCATGGGGACGCTTGAAGTCCACAGTGCTACCAGATGACGGGTTGAACTTGTCAGCCAGAAGCTGAGTGTCAACAGTCTTTGTGATTACCCGTGAGTTCTCGAAAGCATCAAGGAACACACGGGCGACTTTACGGGTTACGTTACTACTGAGATTGTTAGCCATTTAATTCACCTATTCAAATGTTGCTCCCTTTGGCCCTTTCGGTTTGACCTGTGCGCTTGATGGCATGGGTCTACGGATTGGATCAGGAGCGTTAGTGTATTTTGGTTTCAGGGCAACAGCTTTTGACTTGATCAACGTAGCAATCCTGACTGCGGCCATCGTTGGGTGTAGGTGTCTCAGTGCGTCCAATTCAGTGACGTTCTGAGATAGATACTTGGTGATCAGCGGGCCGTGGTCATCCTCAAGGATGTACTGCACCAGCGAATCATCAATTCCAAACTGACCTACAATCGAGCCTGCTGCTTGAAGCTCCTCTGCTTTCACTCCAAGGGTTTTCGCCCTCTGAGCGTAGCTCTGAACCTTCTCGACCAGAATCTCCTGCTGTTTTTGCTCTGCCTCCTGAGCCATCTGCGCCTGCTGGTTCTTCAGCATTTGCATCTGGGTATCATAGGCAGAAGCGGATATCAGAGCCTGCTCTCGGTGCATGATCTGCCGCTTGTACTCTTCATCAGAGACTGCGAACGGATCAGGCAGAGCTGGCACTAATGGCCGCGACCGAGTTTGTGGCTGCTCAAGCTCCTCTAGCCGCTTTCGGAGTTGTTCGGCTTCTCGCTCTTTTTCACGGAGTTTGAACACCTTCTTTCCTATTGCGTCATCGAAGACCTTTTGCTGCGCCTCGGTGAAGATCGGTTTATCGTGAGTCTCCCCACTATCCTCTGACGATTCGGAATCATCCTCGACATCTTCTTCAACGTCTGGCTGATCTTCAGCCTCCTGTGTCTCAATTGGCTCCGAAGTTTCCTCGGAATCATCAAAATCATAGTCGCCTGGTTGCGTCATAGTGTTTGCCCTTATAGGTGAGATGCCCAGAATGGTCTGGTGGCCTGTGTACAATGTAGCAGTATTGGCGAGAATCTACAACAAGTGGCGAAATTCGCTAATCAGGCTGTCGTTCCTCGTCTCGCTGGATGTTGCGTAAGGCTGACAGTCCGATAGTTGCGCCTGCTGCTCCTGCCATTAGGTTGGCAGAGCCGCGCTTGGCTGGGTCGAAGGCTGCGCTAGTTGATCTGATTTGTTCGGGCCTGAATGCAATGGCTGTGTACCCAGAATCGACGTTTGTTCCGTATGGGTAGATGATCCCATCGTGCCCATTATCTTCAGCAAACGCCTTTGCCGCTAACTTATCATCAAGAAATTCTTGCGTCCTCAATCCAGCATTCCCGTCAAACTCGTCAAGCCCAACGACAAGCGGGTTTTTCAAGTCAAGGAAGAATGGCCGAACGACCCCCTTGGTTCCAAGGCGCTCCCCAGCTTTGCTGGCATAGAAGTCGGCATCGGCCTTGTTGTCAGAGAAGTGGAACCCAACACTTGCATCGCCGTACCCTGTGTTTTCGCCAAGTCTGCCGGAATCAAACGCATCGAACTCGGTTCCGCTTCCGTGATACACGGGCGTATTTACATCAAACCCCTGCTCTGCCGCCCTCTGCATCCTAGCTGCTTGGGACATATCCAGAGTGCCTTCTAGTGGGCTGGCACCTCTTGCAGCCCTTACAGCAGCCACCCCAGGCACCAAAGGCAGCACCCCAAGCGCAGACATGGCGTAGTTGCCCATTGTCCTTTCTTCAGGGTAAGCAGCGTACATGGCAGCATCAGCAGCCAATCCAGTGATGTCACCAGCAATAGGAACAGCAGACATCGGCAAAGAGGCAGCGCCCAGAATATCGGCAGTAGTCTGGCCTCTAGTTCTAGGCACACGCGCAGGTGCTGGCCCTTGGCCTATGCCCATCATGTAGGACTGGTCTATTGCTCTGAGTGCTGACTCTGCCATGCTCAATCCTCCCCGTATTCGTCTTCGTCTTCTCTAGCCTCCCACGCCTGACACACTCTCAGGTTGTGGCAGACGAACTCGAACTTCTTGCAGTAGCCTCGACCGCCGCCATCAGCGTCATAGTCATCCTCTGGCACTACTTCAATGTATTCCAGCTTCTCTGGTGAGTTGTTGAAGTATTCGCAATTGCCACACATCTGCCTGCGGGCCTCTACCGGCTTTACGCTCCAAGCCTTCGCCATCATGCGATAGTAGTCAGTATTGTCGCTTGTGGTCTCTTCAGGGCCGAATTTCCAGTTCTCGATGACGTTGGCGCGATTGGCTCGGTTGATCTTCGCAGTGAAGGGTTCTTCCTGCTGGATGATAATGGTCATGCCTTCGAGTGGATTCATATCTGGCCCCTGAATGGATTCAATGCGCTGACGATCTTCAGTTGGTTATCAATCTGCTTGCCCTGCGTATCGACGGTATCTTTCTCGATACTGGCCCCAGCCTGTTGAGCTTTGATCTGCGTGTTCATGCGCTGAGTCTGTGCGTTGAAGACATCCAGTTGCTGGGTGGCCTGATCTGCCTGCATCTGCATCTGCACCTTCTGCGCTTCCAACTGAATCTTGGCGGTCTCAAGCTGAAGCCTTTGAACCTCAACCTGCGCTCTCATCTGCTCTGCTTGAGCTTTAGCCATCTCAGCCTGAGCTAATACCATCGCTGGGTCTTGCTGCTGCTCCTGACCCTGTGCGCTCTGGGCCATCTGAGCCTTCTCTTCCTCCGTCAACTGGGTCTGTGGAATCAAACCTTGAGCCATCATCTGCAAACGCTTGCGCTCACCGATCTGGCTGGCTGCGCTGGTAGGAATAGCATTCAGAAGAATGTCGCCAGCCATCCCAATAATGGACGGATCGACTTTAGCTATCTCAATGATTGTCTCGATGGTCTCCTGCTGACGGTTGCGGAATGACGGCCCTGCTCGGCAAGAAACGGAATATTGGCCCTTGGTCAGGTCATTCAGGGTAACAATCTCACCCGTCTGTTGATCAATGATCGGCTTGTTCAATACCTGCATCTCGCTGCTACCATCCTCGTACAGCAGTCTGACTGTACGCTGGGCATCATAGACCTTGGGAATAGCCTTGACCAGAATGTCACCAGTGGCAGCAATCGCCGCTTCCAGTGCTCGGAAATACTTGATCGTGCCGTTGTCGCCCTTTGATTGCAGGCTCTCGATAGCCACGCCTGACTGTAGGCCAGGGTTGTCTCCCATCGATGCTGCAAACATCCCAGCCGTCTGGCCTATGATCTGGCGCATGGACTCGGAGATTGTGCGAAGCCCTGGGTTAACTTGCGCCCCACCTTGCTGCATCGGAGCGCCAGGCATCTCAGGATCGACGTTGTAGAACTGAACTGGGTCGGAGTTCGTGTTGAGCGTAGCCAGTGCGTCCTCATGCCCAGCCGCTTGGGTCAGGGTCATCCAATACTTAGCTCGCGGAGCCAGAGCGCCTTCCTCGATCTCGCGTGACAAGCTGTAGTTAAGAACACGTTGCGGATCAAGCAGCTTCTCGACGACACCCCAATAGATTGTTTTGTTCTCGACGATCTTGAAGTTGCCGTACAGCGGGACGATAGGAATGCGGTCGAAGATGGTCTCTTCCTCATCCTCCAGCCAGTTGGTCTGGTCGAAGAAGCGCGAATAGACTTTGGTCTGGTAAGCCTTGCGAGTCCTGACCTCCTCTATCCCCAATGCTGTTAACTCATCCTTTACCTTCTTGAAGTCGTCATCAATAGTGTAGACAGCGCCGTTGCTCATCAGCACCAGCTCGCAGGCTTCTTGACTGACGTAGAACAACTGACCTACAACGATAACCTGACCCTTGTCATAGTATGCGTCACCCTCTCTGTCGATTGAGACAGACGCTTGAGAGCCTTCAGGGTAGCGTTTGACGTACTCCTGAACTGACATTGCGTGAAGCAGGAAAGCGTATTGAGCGTCCGACTTGTCTTGCAGGTACGAAGCAGGGTCGAACCAAACTCGGTCAATGAAGTTAGCTGCCGGCTCAATCACCAAGTCTTGGTCAAACGATTGCGGATCAGAATACTTGTGAGACACCATCCAGCCATCGTAGCCAGTGGTCACCATTCCTCGACCGGCATTGACGTAGATGTCCTTCGCTCGACTGGTTGACTCGATGTTACGCACCAGCCCATCGATCACCATCGCAGTCTCTTTAGACGCTGGGCCTGACATCGGAGATACTTTGATGTCGAAGTCTGCAAGCTCTATCGCAGCAGTCACTTGATCGATGATGGGACTGACCTGGCAAAAGGTGTAGCGAGGCTTGCCGACATTGTTAGTCCACCAGTACGGTTCCCACTGGCCGTCTCGTTTATCGACAAACAGGTTAGCTTCTCTGGCCTTCTCTCGGTTATCGTGATCAGCCTCTTGTGCTGCCGACATCAGATTCAGCACCGCCTGGTGGTTGTCGAAGTCTATAGCGTAGTCATCACCTGATCCGTACTTAGCCATCAATTCCACCCCTTAAATTTAATCTGCTTGACCGCTTCCAGCTTAGGTTTCGGTCGATACATTGCCATCATCAGCGCATCAGCCATGTTGGGGCTGGGTATCTCATACGGTTTCTTCGCCATCTCAATCTTGGACATGATCTGAATCTTGCCAGTGTTTGTACGCTTCAGTGGTATTCGACACACTTCAGAGCGGAGCTG